CTACAGGTGCTACATGGATTAATGGTGCTACAGGTGCTACAGGTGCTACAGGTGCTACATGGATTAATGGTGCTACAGGTGCTACATGGATTAAAGGGGCTACATGTGTTAATGGTAAACCCGTTTAGGAGTTCTATTTTATAAATAAATATAAAATTATAGTTATATAATAAATAAATTATTATTTAAAAACAATATATATTATTTATTATAAATGTCTTATAATACTCAATTTAAAGTGAAATATCATAATATTGAACAAGAATTAATCCATAAATTAAAACAAAAAACATCAAAAGAATACGACCCAAAGGTTAATGAAAATTCTGATGAAGAATACATGTATTCTAGTGAAGATGTTTTAGATATTTGTAATAAACTTTATAGAGACGAATTTTTATCAGTTTTTGAAGCAAAAGATTTAAATGATGATAAAATTAATAATGGAATAAAATATATTCATAATATTATGATACAAAATGTAAATTTTAAACAACTTATTGATGAAATGGCAAATTTAACTTTAAATGAATTTGACAAAGATAAACAATTTAGTTCTGAACAAAATGAAAGTCTTAAACAATTACTCTTAATTGGTTTATTTAGTCAAAATATGTTCTATATTACACACAAATGTATTTGCCAGCAAATTGAAGTTGGTATTATTGATGAAGAATTGTTAGTTGAACTTAGAAAACATTCTATTGATCTATTAAAAAATTTATTTGGAGTTTATTAATAGTTTTTATATATTATTCTTTTATAATTATATATAAATGGCATCTACCCGCAATAAAAATACTCCTGGAAATTATTATTTAGACCAAAAACAAAATGTTTGCATTGAATCTTGGCAATTATACAAAAATGGAGCCAATGGATATGCATATAATACAAAACTCCCTGGAAATGGTTTAAATCCGGGTCAATTACCATGGTATACATTATCTCATAATCCCGAAGATATTGAATCTTTTTTATGGGGAATTAATTCAACAAATCTTGTAAATCCTGCTCCACCTTTGACACCAGAATTAAAATGCTTAAAGATAGCTAATATATTTAAATCTAAATCAGTTATTATGCCCATTCCACAAGCAATACCAAAATATCAAAGACCTTTTCCAATACCATAAATTTTAGAAGTTTAAAATATAATAGTATTACACCAACCAAAAAGAAAATGATAAAGTTGCGGGCTGTCCCCGCAATTTAAAATATAATTATATAATATATAATAATATGGCTTTTACAAGATTTCATGATGATGAAGCAAGAATAATAAAACAACTTCAACAACAAACAGATCAAGAAAGATGGTATTTAGATGTTCCAGGAAATGGTGATAAACCATGTTTTATATTAGATCCTCAAATAATCCCTCAAAGGTGGGGGGGAAATTTATGGACACATTCAATAGATATTCAAAGTTCTCTTTTAGGAATAGATAGACAACTAACAAGAGATTGTGTAAATCAAGAAAAATTTAAGCGTCAAATAGTATATGCTTCTCCAATAGATTATCCAACTTGTGATACATTTTTAACAACAGAACAATCAAGAGCAATAATGCCAGCATGGACAGCTAAAGATTTACAACAGAATCATGCTTATATTCTTCCAAATAATCCGCAAGATCATACGGAGATGCCTTTTCAGAATTACACAAGCACAAGAAGTTTAGAAAAGGATTATTTTAAGAGAGAATATCAATGTATTCCTGAAAATAATCAATTCTATACAGTTGCATCAGATGTATATAATAGTCAATATAAAGGAAAAAATGTAGTGGGAACAAGTGTTTGTAAAAACAATTGCTCTAAAATATAATATTATTTTTTATTTTACAAGTTATAAAAGAGCTTTTACAAAGTTATAAAGATTGTTTTATAAAATATATATTTAAATTCACATATATTTTATGTTTTAATACTTTTTTTTTAAACCTATATATATAATATGGAATTAGCTATACCATTAGTTGCATTAGGTGGAATGTATGTTATTTCAAATCAAAATAAAGATAGCTCTAATACAAAAACAAAAGAAAACTTTAACAATATGGGCATTAGAACTAACTTACAAGAAAAACTACCTGACTCTAGATTTAGTAATTATCTTCCTAACACAAATGTTTCCCCACAAAATTATCCAATCATGAATGATAAAGAACTTATTGACACTGTTCAAGAGTATCCTAACCCAAATAAAGCTACAGATAAATATTTTAATCAAAATGTTTATGAAATAAACGAGAGAGCAGGAGTTCCTGTTAGTAACAACATACAACAATTTTTCTCTTTAAGTGGTGATTACATGGATACCAAAATGTTCACACATAATAACATGGTTCCATTTAATGGTGGCAAACCAAAGGGACAAATTTACAATAATAATAATGCCGAAACTATTTTAGATAATTATGTCGGAAATGGTTCTCAAGTCATTAAAAAGATTGAACAAGCACCACTTTTTAAACCACAAGAAAACGTTCAATGGACATATGGTATGCCCGATATGAGTGATTTTTATCAATCACGTGTTAATCCAGTTAACAGAAATAATATGGTTAAACCATTTGAATCTATTCGTGTTGGTCCTGGTTTAGATAAAGGCTATACTGCAGATGGAAGTCATGGATATAATGCTGGCATGGAGGCTCGTGATAAATGGTTACCAAAAACAGTTGATGAATTACGCGTTGCTACAAATCCAAAACAAGAATACGATTTAAATGGACTTCAAGGACCAGCTCAAAGTCAAATCAAAAATGTTGGAATTGAAGGTAAAGTTGAAAAATATAGACCAGATAAGTTTTTCATTAATACTCAAGATCGTTGGTTAACAACAACTGGAGCAGAAAAAGCCGGGCAATTTGTTCCTGATTTTATTGTTAAACCATCTACAAGAAATGAAACAACCAGTTATCAACATGGAACTCCTAATTCTGTTCTTAAAACTGCTAGTTATGTTCCAACACGCCACGAAGAATCAAAGAGAACTCAGTTAGAAGGTTTTGATGTAGGACATTCAGTTGCCGCCAGAACTGCTCCATTACAACATCAAGCTGTTGATAATAATCACAATAGTCATACTAATTATGAGAATAACCGTTCTGTAAATCAACAACCTCAAACATTTAGTTCAGGATTTTCAAAAGCTGTTGGAGCTGTTATTGCTCCAATTATGGATATATTAAAACCATCTAGAAAAGAAGAATACTCATGTAATATGCGTATTTATGGTAATATTACTGGTGAAGTTCCTGGTAACTATGTTATGACTCCTGGAGATGTTCCAAATACAACAATTAAGGAAACCACTCTTTATCAACCAAATGGATATATTAATACTCAAAAGGATAATGCTGGTTATTTGGTTAATGAACAACAACCAATTGCTAATCAAAGAGATACTGTTAATCACGACAATTTTATGGGTATGTCATCTAATTATGGCAATCGTCAATATGATGCCGTTTATAGACAAACTAACAATGAAGCTAAAGAAAAAAGTATTGCTGGACGTGTTAATCAAGGTAATACTAAACATTTTAATCCTCAAATTAATGTTACCGTGTCACGTATTGATTCTGACAGACAAAATAACAGATTATGGGCACCTCAATCTGTCATTCCAAATGGTCCATCAGTTCAAACTTATGGAAGAGCAAATATGCCTCAGTATTACAATGAATGCCAAGGTTGTGACAGAATCGCGCCAGACATACTTGAAAGCCTAAAAAATAATCCATATGTATTTTCATTTAATAGCGTAGCCTAATAAACTATTACACGGACGATTATAAATAAAAAAATGTTACTTCCCTTTATGGTTAAGCAGTTACAAGTGAGTTTATACGAACACAAATATATCTTGTTTAGTCCTCATTCATAATGACCAGTTTTACTGGGTTTCACTTTCAGTAGAACTCTTCTTCGAAGAAAAAGTGAAACTCCTTACTATTGGAAGGAACTAATAATTTTTTTTGCGGAACACCTATTAAATCATTTGATTTAAATATGTTACATACTTGTTCTTGTGATACATCTTCGGTTAAATAATATTTAACAGCAGACATTTTGAAATTTTTGCCATTGGATACAACATTTTAACAATTAAATAATATGATGAGAATTTTGGATAATAAACCTAAAAAAGCACTGTTAAATTATATGTATCCTGTATTAATGAATGTCCAATTGAAGGTAAAATAAATAATAATATTATTATTGAAAATACTAAAATACCAAGAATTAAAACCAGATATATTATGTTTATCAGATACATGTGTAACACTAACAGTTAAAGATATAGAATATATTTTGTTAAATTTAACAAAAGAAAAATACAAAAATATTTCATTAAATTTACACGTTAAACTAGGAAAAGAAGATGAAGTGGAAGAAATAATTCATACTGCAATAGATTTTGGTATAACTAGTTTTGATGTATCTGCTATAGAAACAGGAGGCTGCTCTGTAACAATGAATCATTGTAATTTGGCTCCAAATTTATCATACGAGTTATTTTATAAATCACTTGCAACATATCTTTTTTTGCGAAGCTCACAAAATAATCATGAAAAATAATAAATACATTATATTAATATATAAAAAGACTTAGATAATAATAGTTAACATAACAAATGTTACTAAAAATTCATCAAACTATAAAAGAAAAATTAGAATACTTTCATACAATACATAAAATACCAAACATTATTTTTAATGGTCCAAGTGGTTCAGGAAAAAGCACAATTGTAAATGAGTTTATTTCATTAATTTATGGTGAAAATAGAGAAAAAATAAAAGATCTTGTAATGTATGTTAATTGTGCTCATGGAAAGGGAATTAAATTTATAAGAGAAGAATTAAAATTCTTTGCCAAAACACAAATTAATTCAAATGGCGGCGATACATTCAAAAGTATAGTTTTATTTAATGGCGATAAACTAACAATGGACGCTCAATCGGCTTTAAGACGTTGTATAGAGTTATTCAGTCATAATACACGATTTTTTATAATTGTGGAAGACAAATACAAACTATTAAAGCCAATTTTATCGCGATTTTGTGAAATCTATATATCAGAACCAGTATACAAAGGTATGACAATTAATTTATACAAATATAATCTTGAAGAAACTTTTAAACTAACAGATATAAAAAATCAAAGAAGTAATTGGTTAAAAAAAGAAATAAAACAAACAGTGAAGTCAGATATGACTGATGAAGATTTACAATTATTTGTCACCAAATTATATGAAAAAGCTTACAATACATTAGATATAATTAAGCTTATAGAAGATGGTTGTTTTGAATTAGAACAAGATAAAAGATATGAATTATTAATAGCATTTAATAAAATTAGAAAAGATTTTAGAAATGAAAAATTATTATTAATGTTTGTAATAAATTTTACTTTTATTGATAAAAAAATGTGTCTAGAAAATATGACTTTTATATAATAATATAATTGTTAGTTAGTATATTATATTATGATAAAACTTCTCTTTATCAATAATAACCTCTTTAGAGATATTTTGATGATTTTATTATAATTCTTCTGTTGTTCTAAAGACATAACTTTACACAACATTTTCATATATTTATCGTTTTGCTTAGATTTAGGATTATTATATTCTAGATTAGCTTTTTGCCAGTTAGGTATTTGTTTAATGTTTTTGTTTGCAACTACTTTTATAGCATTTGTTAATTTCTCCTTATCTTCATCTTTAACCCATTGATTATCATCTTTAATATATAATACTTCTCTTTTATAATCATTACAATGTATGGGTCTTTCTTTATAATCAATGTCTTTAAGATTCCTAATAATAATATTATTAATACCTTCAGCATAACCTACTTTACTAGTTTCTTCAAGGGTGTAAAAGTTAAAACAAACAATTTTCACCAAAATAATAATAATTGAATTTTTGAGACGAAAAATGCTCTTAATAAATAAAACTCATAATAATACGATATTTTTCAATAATGATGAAACTCACATTTAGCAATAAGTTTAAATAATAAAAATATTTCATCCATTATTTACATTATGGATGATTTTAATGTTAGTTCATTACATGAATCAAAGAATGAATGGGGTGCTCGTTTACTAACTATTTTGACACCCCTGATCATTGAAGGATTCAAATCTATCTTTGATGAATCTTATAAACTCTGTAAAGACAATAACGAAACCGAAAAATATTTAATGACTTTTCAAAACTTTATTACTAGAATTCCAAAATGGAATGCCACAATAATTGAAACTGAAAGAAAACGAATTGTTGATAGAAGTGGTTGCTCTTATTTAGAAGAATTAGTAACATGTATTCATATTATTCAACTTAAATTACTAACAGCTATGCGTGTTGGTCAAAAGCAAAAGAAAATTGATATCAATATACCAAAACTTGATGATTTTATCCATAAATGTTATATTAATGTTGCAAGAAAAGTATATAAAAATGTATATCTATTTGAATTAAGCTGTCCTCCTTTACAAATTCAAAGATATAACAGAGAATTAGAGATAATTGTGCAGGAATGTATTTTAAATGCTGTAAGAGAAAGTATTCCAGTTGAAAGCATATTAAAAGCTTATATGGATGAAACTGTTGAAGAAGATGTTATAGAAGAAATTAAAGAACAAGTTATTGAACCTCCGCCTGCTACTGAAAAACAAACTATTTTTGAAGGAAAAGAAGGTAATGTTACCTTAAAATTTAATGATATAGATTCCGTTGTGAATAAGAGTGGTAAAGAAGAGCTTATTGAAGCACCAAAAACGATTGAAAGACTTGAAGAAATAAGTGCATTAAGAAATATGCAAAGAAAAATGGAAGAAGAAGAAAAGGATGAAAAACTAAAAATTTCAAATGAAGATGTTTCTTTAGATATATTAGATGTGGATATGATTAATCCTTCAGAGGAAAAATTAAATACTGATCTTTTATTAGATGATATTGAAGTTTTAGCCTAAGTAAGAACACTAGGTTTAGAAAAAGTCTCCGTAAGCATTAAGGCTTACGGAACCTTTCCTTTTAAAGTATTTTGGATTTAAAAATGCGTTATTTGAAGTTTAGAAATGTAAAAATATATTCTAATATGGATAATATTTTTTTATTAGCAGGAATTATATCCTTAATTTACTTTATTGGTAAGTTTTTAGAGATGAGATATATCGATAAAGAACCAAAACCACTTAAATTCTTAATAAGAGATAGTTTGTTGGTTTATGTAAGTGTAGTTTTAGGTAGCTTTGTGATTGAACAATTAAAACCAGTAATTAATGAAACAGAAATACCAACAGCGCCTTTGGCATTTACTGATAATCCCCCATTTTAACGTCCAGTCCATACTTTAACAAAAGAATGTTTTATTTTTTTATTTTTTAAATCAATAATATAATCATCATATGTATAATGAAATGCTCTAGATTGGTTAAAAATATCTCCAAACAGTGAACCTAGGCTATTTAATTCCTGATATTCTTGACAAAAAAGTAATCCTATTATTCTTTCAAATGAACAACGATCGGTTCTATTATGTATAACATGTACAAGATTAGAAATATGATATTTATTTTCTAATAATTCTAAAAAACTTAATTTTATAAAACATTGTCCACCAAAACATAAATTAAATTTATCAGTTTTATTAAAACTAATAATCAAATTATCATTTTTAAGCTTTTTAAATAAAATTCTATTATTAGTTAAGGCTGCTGCTAAACGTATAATATTATGTATATTTTCTTTGTCATAATTATGATGCCATAATGGTAATACTGGTATTGATAATGATTCAAATGGAATTTTGAAATGTATAAATAAACTATCATGTATAATAACAGCATTTGGAAACCATTTATATTTTAAATAATAAACATAGGGTAATAATTCACCTCTTCCATGATACTCAGATTGAATAATTGTTAAATTAGAATATTTGAAATCAGCGTTAACAAAATTTGGATTACTATTATCATCAATAATTACTATTTTTCTGAAAGGATAAAATATGCGTATTAATTTGACACATTGATTCCAATATTTGTTAGTTTTTTCAGAATTAACATGTCTAGTGATAATAAAGCCATAGTTTGTTGACATAATATTATTATAAAGAAATATAATAATATTATTTTTATTTATTTTTGTCAAATATAAACTGGCAACTCATCTATATTAATTATAAATTCATTCTTAGGAATATGTTTAGTTGTAACTAAATATTTACTAAATTCCTTGCGTTCTAATTGAGCTTGAGGAGTATGTTTATGAACATATCTTGCGATCATTTTATATAATTTAAAATCAGGATATCGTTCAACTCCATTATTTTTGTATAACATATTAATACCATTATCATCAATACACCATTCAACAATAAGTTTAACAAGTGGAGAACAATCATTTTGATAACTTGTAATATTTTTAGTCATATCAAAATCATCAACAACATAATCAAAAATAGAACAAGCTAATCTACATAAATCAAAACTAAAATTAGGTTCTAAACGTGGTTTTTTATCATTAAAATAAGGTTCAGTATTATATTGAGTAGCAGCATCTCCTCCCGTTTGGAAACTATCACTACAAAATAGTTTACCATTAAATTTATAAATTGCGCGACCAAAATCAATTATTTTGTATATTTTACCAAAGGTAGGAACCTTATATGTTTTTTTCTTATATGTATAGTAAACAAATTTAGTATTAGTAGGTATATACATAATATTGTTAGTATGAAGGTCATTATGAGTAAATGAAAACATTTTCTGATAAGTAATTAAAATCATAATAATTTGCATCAAAGCAGAAAACCATTCATCATCACTTAATTTGTTATTAATAATTAAATCATCAAACGTATTTTCACAATTTTCCATACAAATAAGCTGAACTGGAAATTTAGGAAAAGTTAACATAATAGATTCCTCTTCAATACTTGATAAATCGGAATTATCATCCACTTCCTCAGAACTATCTTGCTTTAATTTTGTTGTTAGTTCTTCGGAACTAGAATTTGTATTATCATTTTCATAAAGATTTTCATCAAAATTTTCGTCATTATCTTCTTCTAAATCATCAAACTCATACAAATCATTATCATTAGTGTGAGATGTTCTAGAAGAACATGTTGAACCTGACCGCAAAGTTTCAGACTTATTTAGATTAGATACATCAAAACAATTAGAATTTGTGATATCAACAAGTTCAACACCACTATTTTTAATATCATTAAATGAAACAAGTTCTTGACCATTATTATCAAAGATATTTTCAAAAATATTATCATCAATAGATTTAAAAGATAATACAGACTTTAAACTAGTAGATATTTTAAGTGGTTGTAAAGATTTAATCTCATCATGAGTAATTAAATGAGAATAATCTTCAACATTAAATAAAATACCTTTTTGTTTATTAAAAAAATCAGATTGGATTAAATAATCAATATCATCAATTATATTGAGTTTATATTCATTTTTAATAGCTAAGAATGAACCATAATAATCAAGCCCATGTATAAATCGATGGTCGTGTAAAACTTTACTTGATAAAAATGAGAAAAAGCCATCAATAAAGGATGAATTATTTGGGTCAGCAATTTTAGGGTGAACTTTAATAGATTTATCAAAAGATGGTAAATTGAATAATTGCGAATCAGTATAGTTATATTTTCCGACAAGATATTTAAAAGGATCTAATAATGGAGCCATTTTAATAAATACTTTTTGAGTATTAGAAATGTTTTCATCGTCAGAAATATGTTTAAGTTTACATTTAAAAATATGTTGATTATCTTCATCTTTACAAGAATCTTTAATGTCAGATATTGCCCATTGATGATTTAAATTAATGGAGTTCCAATTGGTGTTATTTAGTGAAAAGAATCTATCATAGATAGGTATATAGTTTTGAACATTAGTCAAATTTATTCTTTTGTTAGTTTGAAACTTGTTAAAAAGGTTAATATTCTTTCGCTTTTGATAATTAACAGATATAATCATTATCTATTAAAAATATTAATTAAAATAGTATTTAACTTATTATTTTAATAAAGTCTAAATAATCCTTAATATTTACAACCTTGAAGATTTAAAATGGGACTAACACAACTTAAAGACATTTTATATAAGTTATTTAATAATGAATAGTAAGAAGTCTATGATGAATTACTCCAGTAAGGGAAGGTCTTCTGTCTTATAAAAAGGCAAGTGAGTCAGGATTTTCAATTCAACCTTACCTAAAACTTAATGGATTTTAGAAGAAATCCCATAACCAAAATTTACATATTCCTGAAATGGATAAACCTTTTAGATTTGGTGCGAAGGTGCAATTTAAATCTTCAAGGGTGTAAACTTTATTAAATAATAAGTTTTAATAAAGTCTAAATAATCCTTAATATTTAAAAATTGTGAATAATTCGTTAATATATTTTATTTAAATATGTGAATTATAAATATATGAATTTAGAGTTAAAACGTTTTGATATGAAAAGTATAAGCTTTAAGGCAAATGAATCTAAGGGTCCAGTTATTGTATTAATAGGAAGACGTGATACAGGTAAATCATTTTTAGTTAGAGATCTATTATATTATCATCAGGATATTCCAATTGGAACTGTTATTTCTGGAACAGAAGATGGAAATGGTTTTTATAGTAAAATGGTTCCAAAATTATTCATTCATAATGAATATAATACAGCAATTATAGAGAATATTTTAAAACGTCAACGAGGTGTATTAAAACAAATAAAAAAGGAAATAGAAACTTTTAAACGTAGCACAATTGATCCAAGAACATTTGTTATTTTGGATGATTGTTTATATGATAACACATGGGCTCGTGATAAAATTATGCGATTACTTTTTATGAACGGACGGCATTGGAAGGTAATGTTACTCATCACAATGCAATATCCTTTAGGCATACCCCCAACGCTGAGAACTAACATTGATTACGTCTTTATTTTGAGAGAACCCTACATTGCAAATAGAAAGCGTATTTATGAAAATTATGCTGGTATGTTTCCAACACTTGAATCGTTTTGTCAGGTTATGGATCAATGTACTGAGAATTTTGAATGTTTAGTCATAAATAATAACGCAAAATCAAATAAATTACAAGATCAAGTATTTTGGTATAAAGCAGACCCACATAACGACTTTATATTAGGTTCAAAAGAATTCTGGGATTTATCAAAACAGATTAATGATGATGATGATGATGGGGAGCAATATGAGCCATCAAATGTGAAGAAACGTGGTCAGGGCCCCAAAATAGCAGTTAAAAAGAGTAAATGGTAGAATAAAACTTGGTTTCAAATTTATTTAGTAATATTTATATTTAAAATTAATTTAGTAATATTTATAAAGATTTTTATTAATAAAAATGTCATTGAAATTATCAACAATGAAGGTATTTAGAATTTATAATAGTAGTAAAGTATTATCATCATCATCATCATCATCTATGTTGATATTAAGACGTA